TGATTATTCAGAAGAGTTAATAAATGTAATTGAAGCAACCGTCTGGTTAGGTCAAAAAACATCGGACGCATTCAGTGTTATAACTGGCGGTTTTGGTAATTTGATTGATCTTGCCGCCGCTGCATTAAATGACTTTGTTAATGGCACAGAGACATTTGAGGCTGCACTGGCTGAACGAACAGAGTTATCAAAAGAATTGCTTAACAATCTGCTTGGCGAAGATCTTTATCAACTAGGAAAAGACAAGGGCGAAGAAGCTGGCAAGGGATTTAATGATGGCGTTGTTGAAATGAGCATTACTGGCGGAAAGGAATTGTCAGCGTGGGAAAAGTTAAACGACAAGCAAAGGCTTAACGCTCAAAAAAACTATATTGCAGCAGCAAAAACACTTAGCGGAAAATTCCTTGAAGATAATAAAGCAATCAATGCAGGGCTTATAGTTGCTGATGCTGCCGTGGCTATAATGAGGCAGTTTAAGGATTTGCCATTCCCGGCCGCTCTAGCCTCTTCTGCTGCTATTGCTGCTACAGCAATAGTTCAATTATCTGATGTAATGTCAGCCAGCCCAGGTGGTGGAAGTGTCTCAGGGGGCGGAGGGTTTTCTCAACAACCAGCACAACAAAACTTTCAGGAGCAGACATCATCATTAGAATTAACTGATGCAAGCGCTCAAGGCTCTCAAGCTATAAATATAACTGTACCTGACGGTGATGAAATAGGGCAAGCAATAGCAAACTGGCTAACAAAAGCACAATCTGAAGGGCGAGTATAATGGCTGAATTAGCAATATCAACATCAAACGTATTAATCGATCAAGTGCCTGTTTTAACTGATGCAGGAACGGGCGAGATTGCGTCAAATATATCAGATCCAGATCATTCATTGAATTACACATGTGGTACTGCTATAGGTGATTTTCAAGCAAGTTACGGAGCACAAACTGGAATTAGTTATGTGGCTATTTCAGGACATACAGCAGCAACTCCAGACACGGCAACTATACAGCTTTATGATGGTGCAATCCTAATTGACTCGGTTGTCATAACTAGAAATCACAATATAATGTTTACGTTTTCAGAAATGAGCTTTACAGATTTAATTGTTAAATTCATTACCATACCGAACAACTACCAAATGACTGTAAGCTTTATTGCGGCAGGGAAATACATTCCAATACTAACTGGTCAGCAGTCCGGTTATGCTCGCAATTGGTTAAATAGACACACCACGCAGCGAAGTAATAGCACTTTGGAAGTTGGACCAATATCATCAACGCAAAGAGCTAAAGCTTTAAAAGGAACGCTTTCATTACCTAATGAATTAGCTATTTTCACACAAGGAACATGGCAAACGTTTGTTGATTTTAGTTTTGAGCAGCCATTTTTTATTAAAGAGTTTCAAGACAAGCCTGAGTCTAGTTATATTTGTTACGATCCTAAGCATGGGTTTAAATCTCACCCTCAAACGACAACACTAGATCAAGTTACTTTGAATTTTACAGTTTATAACGGGCTATAAATGAGCACTTTTTTAGCAACTCAAGGCATGAGAGTTCAACAACATTTTGAAGTATTCGAGATTGATTTACCTGTAATTACTGGCGCTTGCACTATCGGTAGTGATCAAGGTTTTGGTACGCCTTTAACTTGTGATCAGGCATGGACTAATGAATACAAAACTTATTATTTTACTAACGAAGACGCTCCGATACTGCCAAGTATAAACGGGGAGCCTATTTACCGATGCATAACATCAATAAACGAAAACACGACAGAGTTAAAGCCCGGTGATGGTTTATCATCTAGAGGCTCTTTAAGTATTACGTTTACAGACTTTAAAGGCGATCCAAATATTAGCGCTCCAGGCGTAACCGCCACAGTAAAAACACAAGGCACTTTTTTCGGCAAGCTTGCAGCAAGACAAATATTTGAAAACAAAGTTGTACGTTTAAAACTATATCGCGTCGAGGCTGATGGTTCTGTGGATTTAGTTAACGGATCGCAATCGAGAAGTTATATTGCTGACAGCTTTAAGCTTAACCCTAAAAGCGGCAATTGGACCATTGTGTGCAAAGACGTTATTTCAGTTGCTAACCTTAATGATAAATCATGGCCCATAAATACAGGCGGCTTCATTCGTTTAGATATTGACGATACCGTTACAGCTATTCCTGTTGATGGTGATACGGATTATTCAAGCGCTGTATTTGTTCGTTTTGGTGATGAATTATCTCAAATTGTTAGCGTGTCAAATAACTTAACGCCTACTGCAACATTAAACGTAACTACTCGCGGTGGTGATTTATTCGCGCCTACATCAGCGGTATTATTAACAAAAACAACAGCAGATAGTCACAGCGCAGGGGATGAGGTTTTTATCTGTGATTTATCAGATAATGAAACAATCGACAGTTTGATAACACGAATACTTGTGGCTAGTGATTTTAATGCTGCATTAATTCCAGCGGCAGCTTGGGCGGCAGAGGTTGCAGAGTGGCACGCAACCGATAAGATAAACACGTTACACACTGAGTCAGAAAGTGTTAATTCTGTATTAAACAGGATACTCACTGGCTATCTTATGGACTTATGGTTTTCTACTACTGAAAACTTAGCGAAACTTTCAGCAATATCAGTATGGAAGCAATCAACATCAACGCTAACCGAAGGCAAAGAGATAAACGCCAACTCCATAGGTAAATCACCAAACGAATCAATAAGAGCATCCAGGGCGCTTGTTGTTTACGATAAAGGGAATTTAACTGATAGTGATGATACGCCAAGCTACAGAAAAGCTAGTCAATTCTCAGATAACACATTAATCAGTGATGCGTTATTCACAAAACATAAAGACAAGCAGTTTGATAATAACTTTTTATTAACTGAAGATTCCGCAAATTTACTAACACAGCGATACGTAAGTCGATTTAAGTTCACGCCTTACACAAGAAATTTTGAAGTTGAAGAAAGAGCATTAACATTTAATACTGGTGATGTTGTTGATTTGGTGACGACAGTTGATCTTGGTCCTGATGGATTGTCAAGCGGCAACGTAAGAGCGCAAATAACCAAAATAAAGCCTATCTATAGTGAAGCTGGTCGAATTTATAATGTGACAACAATGTCGTATGAAGCAGCGTTTAACACTGGGAGCGAAATAGTTTTAGACTCACCTTTGGGGAGTGTAAACCTTTACATACTTGCTGGCGCACCATCTCAATCGGTTGATTTAACTTTTGTTCTTGATGGTACTTATAGCCAAGGCGCTACAGCAATAAGGGCTGGTTCATTTCCATTTGGCTCAAAGATTACGCTGATACTTATTAATGGGTTTGATGGACAGGCTAACGGTGGTGATGGCGGTAAAGGTGCTGGTATCGTTGGCTCTGTGCAGTTTCCAGATGCTACGAACGGAACATCTGGTGGTATTGTTTATGATGCTCAAGGTATCGATACAGACATTTACTTTTCAGGCGCAACATTATCAGCAGCATACCCTCTCGCTGATGGCTATATTAGAGCACCAAGCGGTGGTGCTGGTGGTAAGAATGCGATAATTGGGCCTAACGTTTCAGGTGATGGTGGTGATGGTGGCGATGGTAGGTCCGCTGGTATTGGTGGAAATGCTGGTGATGGTGTTGACCAAGGCATAACCGGAAGTAATGGTGAGATTGATGGTAGTGGCTCAGGCTGGGGCTTGGCTGGTGTAAATAACGGAGCTTTAGGTGGTGCGGCTGGTAGTGGTGTTGTGGATAATGGCGCAACAGTAACATTTTTTGGCTCTACTGCTCTTAGATACATCAACGGTTCGGGCGATCATCCATAATATGATACAATAAACAAAACAAATTACAGGGCATAGTAATGACTGAAACATTAATACAACAGCTAGACAGAATTGAAGGCGAATTAAAATTACTTAGATCAATAAAGCCACCTAAACAAGTTGATTACAGTGAAGATATATCACTACTTAAAAACAATAATGCACAATTAAAAAATAAATACACAACATTATCCGATGAAGTAAAATCGATAAACAAGAAAATAGTTACCATTGAGAGTAAAGAGCCACCTAAACAAGTTGATTACAGCGAAGGGATCTCGTTACTTGAAAGAGTACATAAAGAGTTAAACAAAAGATTTTCAGATTTGCACAATAAGTATTATGAGTTAAACAAAGAGTTATTAACTATAAAAAATAAAAGGCCTGTTGAGCAACTTAATTATAGCGATGATATTTCAGCACTAAAAAAAGAGTTAAACAGGCTTAAATCTGAAAGCAGTAAACCGATTTTACTTCCTTTTGTTAATATTGACGAATTTGAAGCAAAGACAAAGGCTGATGAAGTTGAAAAAAACAAGGTGATAGAAAGGGTAAAAGCAGTAGAGAATAAAAAAGAAACAAAGCAGCATGATTACAGCCCTGAAATAAAAAAAATTAATTTAGCTATTGAGCATGTAAAAGCGACAGTTATAGATAATAAAATTGACATAAAAAAAGAAATAGAAAAACACGTTAACGAGTCTTATATTACAAACTTATACAGGAATAAATAAAATGGCATCTATAACACTTAACGGAACATTACTAGATCCTAGCAGCAAGCTGGCTATAGGTGACGAGGTAAGGTTTACGCACAGAACAACAACAGGCAGCACAATACAAAGCGCCCAATCATCTTTAACTATTGGGGTGTCCGGGGCTTATTCTATACAGTTGCAATATGGGTTAATACTTGTTGAATACAAAGATTACGGATCCCAACAGTTCAAGAATTTAGGTGTAGTAACTGTAAACCAAGACAGCACAGCAACAACATTACCAGAGTTATTAAATGCGGTTGTCCCACCAACAGACGCACAGCTTTTAGAGTTTCAAGCAATCCTTGCTGATTGTGTGATAGAGGCTGACAGGGCAAAAAGTGAGGCTGACAGATCGGAGGCTGCGGCTGTTACAGCGGAGGCGTTCGCCTACCAACTAACAACTACCGACTTAATAGCTAGCGCAGCAATTTTTACAGTAGAAACAAATATCCCTACGTCAGGCTACGATAATAGCGGTGATGGTGGTGATGGAACATGGAAGCAAAATGGAATTACAGGCCAAACTCCTTCACAATCACCAGCACAGTTAGGCGATGCTTTACTTAATGATGGTAGCGGCAATCAGTGGGCTTTAGTGCCTTTGGCGGCAACGGCATTAAGTGAGATAAATCTAGATGCGATAG